TCGTACTTATAGCCCAGCGGAGTCCGGCCGCTATAATAATTTCCGTCTTTAAGGCCCGCTTGCTTCCCCATCATAGTCCGGGCCTTTATATTTTCCCGTTCCATTTGGGCGAAGGCGGCCAGGATCCCGACGATACACCGGCCGAAGGGCGTAGACGTATCGAAGCTTTCCATAATTGACACGAAGTCGCAGCCATTTTCTAAAAACACATCTTCGAGTAAAATAAGCGTATCCTTTTGAGACCTTGAGAGCCGGTCGAGTTTCCAAACAATTACTTTTTTACAGCGCCCAGCCTTAACGTCGGAAATAACCTTTTTTATACCGGGCCGGTCAAGCGTAGCACCGGAATAACCCGGATCCGTATGCACCGCGTTTATAATTAAGCCGTAGGCGTCACAGTAGGATCGCAGGCGGGCCTCCTGTTCTTCCACGCTAAAGCCTTCTTCGGCCTGTTCCGTAGTAGATACCCGGATATACAGATCGGTTACGTTTTCCAGAGCTTCCATAGAGAGAGGAGCCCGGAGCATTTCTTTTTGTTTCATAGCATAGATCTCCTTAAAAAAGGGCGCAAAAATAGCCCTTGCCATTCTACTTGTGTTTTTGGCCGGGCCATGCTATAATAACACTTGCTCGGAGTGTTTTATAGCATGGCTACCAAGCCGCCCCGCCCCAAGACCGCGCCAACGGTCGGGCGGGGTTCCTTTTTTATTCTTCTTTTTTTTCTTCCTGATTGCGGAGTTTTGCCGCCGCCCTCTTTACCAGGAACACGTTCCCCCGATAAGTATAGACACAAGCCATATACATCAGCCTAAAGAGCTGCTTTACTACCCACCAAAGAGCAATAAATAAGTATTTAAACATTAAAGCTGTATAGGTGGCCATAGCGGCAAGGAATTTATATATTTGCTTCGAGAAAGCATTTGTTTTCTTTTGCCGCTTCTTAAACACAGCTTGCATTTGCCGCTTACCACTTCCCGGTCTTGCCATTGTACCGATCTCCTTTCATTGAAATAAGTTTCTTTCTATTCTTCTTACTAAAATACTTCGGATTTTTCCGCCACTTTTTCTTCGCGTTCCAGTTCCCGACGATAGAGCTCCACCTTTTCATCAATAGACATTTCAGAGGAGCTCGGCGAAGCCGGAGCCGCCGGAGAAATATCCCCGGATTGAAAAGCCGCCGCGACTTCACGCACATAATTAAAGATTGTTTCCTGGGCTTCCGGTTTTAGATTTACAAACTTTTCCACCATTACATAGGCGGCATCGCTTAGGTCATATTCTTCAGCCAAGGCATCTAGCGCAGAGCTGGGAGCAGCCTTGAACATTTCTCCGGAGCCAGTCCGAAGCCATTCTTCATTTACATTAAATTCCCGACAAATTGCAAAAACCGTTTGATCGGAAGTATTACGTCCATTTTCGATTAAGGCAATACTATTTCTTTTCATACCGATACGGTCAGCAAATTCCTGTTGCGTAAGATCAAGAGCTTTACGCACTTTTTTTATGCGTTCATTCATTCTAATATAGCCTCCTTCTTATTCCAAAAGATAGCATAGAAAAGTCCTTTTGTCAACAAAAAGTCCTCTAACCAACAAAAAATATATTGACAAGGTTGATTAGAGAACGTATAATAGTCCCGAAACCAACAAATAATTTGTACCATTCCTACAGAGTGGAGCATTTGGAGTCGTTGGTGCGGGTGTTGAGCGTAACTATTGAAACATTGATTTCTTAAAGGAGGTAGAGGACATGGCAGCAGGTAAAAAAATGGAAGGCTACACGCCGGAGCAGATCGACGACGCGGAGCGGCTTATTAAAGTTCTGGTAGGAGTACCGGAGGACAAGCGGGCACTTTTCACGGCGATTACTACCGCCTATATTGACGGCGTAGAAACCGGGGCGCGTATTGCCAGGGACCTGGAAAGGGCGACGGTATGAGAACCGGGCTGCCCAGTTTTGGCGGACGGGGCGGCCTGGTGGTAACTATAAACACTATGAGCAAAGACCTGCAGGGAGCAGGCAGAAAAAGGAGACCATGGAAAAAGAAAACATTGACATAAAAACAGCAATACAGATCGCCAAGATTGTTTCGACGGTCCCGGAGGAGCGCATGCCTATTATTTGGGACATATTCAACCAAGCAGGGCTTGACATTGGAGGCATAGACGAGATGGTCGAGTGGAAGGCCCTTACAAAGCAGGCTTTTCTGATTGATACGGAGCAGTTCTTAAAGGGCATCACCGCGGGCCTGGAGCCTATAAACAGCGAATACCGAATCCGGGTAGATGATTTTAACAATTATTGCAAAAAGCAGAAATTAAGCGCCCGCTGTACCAGGAAGCACCTGGCCGGGCTTGAGGCAATCCGGACGGCGAAGCTGAGTAACGGTCATATTGATTATACAATACCGGTTTGTGAGCCGGGGACAAATAACACATATAGGTGTGTTTGCATTTATTCAGACTGGCAGCAGCGCATCAAAGAGAACACGGCCATGCAGTAGGAAGGGAGGAGCTTATGAAGTACGCAGAATTAAAAACTGGAATTTCAGAGCATCTAAACAGCGCGGCCGAGGACTTCTTTATGGTTGGATATTTCCTCCGGCAGATAAGCGAAAACGCGCTTTTTATTGAGGACGGCTACAAAAGTATATGGGAGTTTGCAAAGGGCGAGTACGGCCTCAGCACTTCCAGCGCGAGCCGGTTTATGGCCATAAACGCCCGCTTTTCCATTGACGGAGGCGAGCACATGGCGGAGAAGTACATCGGAATGGGCGTAAGCAAGCTACAGGAAATGCTGGGCCTTCCAGACGAGGAGCTGGAGAAGGTAACACAGGAAACCACCGTAAGAGAGATACGGGCCATGAAGGCAGCCGCAAAAGAGCCGCTTTCATTCTTCGGACTTCATAAAACGGTCCGGCCAGAGGGCTCCTCGCTTACCATAGTGGGATGCGGCGACGGGAAATACGATTGTTTCAGCTGCTGCCACCCTTGCAGCATACGGCAGGAACCGCGCCAATGCGTAATAAGTACCCTCGGCAACCCGAAGCCTTGCGAGCTTATAGACAACGAGGAGTGGCAGAAGCGCATGGGCTACAGCTTATACAAAGACGAGTGCCAGATGTTGCACCACGAGCTGGCCCCGATCCGGGAAGGCGATAAGGAGCCAAGCCCCTGCTGCCGGAATTGCGAAAATAAAACTTGCTTTAACCGTTGCGACGTCGCAAAAGCTGAGGACGAGGAGGCAAAGAAAAAGGTCCAGGCCGAGGCGCGGAAAGAGCAACGCGAAGCAGAGGCCAGCCGTCCGGAGCCTACAAAGTTAGAGATTAAAAAGCTTTACGATTACTGGATCGACGATGGGCAATCAATAGCAGCGGCGGACCTTCGGCAACGATATCGCAACGCAGGCGGAAACAGCGGCGGACTGAAGGACTGGCAGGGAAGCCAGAGAGGCGTCCGGATCAATTACAAGCGAGAGCTTACCTGGGCTCAGATTGCGAAAGCGTTTAAGGAAATTCGAGAACAGGAAAAGGCCAACTGCACCAAAGCAGAACAGCCGGAGGAGGGCGCTCCGGAGATTATAGACGCCGATTTCCGGGAAGTTACGGAGGAACCGGCGGCCATGACCGACAAAGAGAAGCAGGCACTTCTGAAGGAAAAAGAGCCGGACCTAATCGCCGCATTTTATAAGAGCCTTTACCCCGGACAAAAAGAGACCATAAAGCAGCGTAAGGCCGCAGCTATTACGAAGATGCTTAAGCAAGAATACGGCGAGACCTACGAGGGCAACCGGGACGAGAACGGACTTTTGTGGAATTGCTACCCAGACAAAATAAATCTTTCAATAAGCGGCCTTTGTCTTCCGTTGCAGATAACCTGGGGCAGATTTACGACGAAGCTACTCGCGTTACTTGAGGAGCGTCCGGAGCTTGAAACGGAACCGGCGGCGGAGGAGCCGCAGGAGACCGAGACAGAGGAGGAGGCATCAGGGGCCAGGGATGAGCGCGAGGAGACTGAGGAGCTGCAGGAGCAGGAGACAGAGCCGGATCCGGAATACTACAGCGTCCGCGACGTAGAGGAGCTACTGGAAAAGCACGAGGCCGACTTGAGGGCATACCGGGAAGTCGGAGGAATGCCGGAGCGCACCCTGCGGAAGCAGAGGATCCTGGTCGACGCCTTAACGCTTTTCCTTCACGAAATAGAACAGCGAGAAATAGACGCGGAAGGAGGCGGCGAAGATGATTAAACACGTTTTAGCGGACGGCCGGATCCTTGACAGTATAGAAGGCTTCCGGCTTCCGTACACAGACACCACGGCGGCCGCTTACCGCCTTCTGGCGGGACTTTTGGAGGGAGGTGGAGGAGTTGACCGCAGAACAGAGAAAACGCGCCATACGGCGCCGCAGGAGGCGCAGGCAGCGCATTAAACGGAGGATCCTTTACATAGCAGCAGGCGCCCTGTTGATCGCGGCCGTAGCTTCTATAATTGCCTTCGCGGCATCCAGGACAGAGGCAATAAAAGCGGAGCCTATAAAAGCAGAGCCGCTGGAGACCCAGGAGCAGGAAACGGAGACGCGGACAATAGAGACCGTCACCGCCGCGCCGGAGCCTACAACGGAAGCAGGGCTTATAAAAAGCATGGACTGGGACGCAGACGAGGCTTACATATTGGCGAAGATTGCAATGGCCGAAGCAGAGGGCGAGGACACCGAAGGAAAAGCGCTTGTTATTCTTACCGTACTTAACAGAGTATGGTCGCCGCAGTTCCCCGGTACCATTGAGGAAGTAATAGCAGAGGAAAACGCCTTTTCTTCATACAGTAACGGAAGATACGACCGGGTGGAGCCAGACGAGGACTGCTGGGCGGCCCTTGCACTTGTACAAATTGAGCACTGGGACGAAAGCCAGGGCGCCCTGTACTTCGAGAGGACGCCGGAGCCAGGGGAAAGCACCTGGCACAGAAGAAACCTGGTAACGCTATTTATTCACGGGAATCACACTTTTTATAGAGAGGAGGAGCGGGATGGAGATTAAGATCACACCACGCAAAGCAACGGATCGCGGCGGCTACGCTTGCATGCCGCTAAAAGAAAATATACCGCTGGGGCGCCCGGATTGGAGATTGACGACCTGCCCGCGTTGCGGCCGGGAGTGTTGGGCGCGGCCTTTGCTTAAGATCGCCATCGCCCAGGACGCTGTCGCCCTTTGTACGGAGTGCGCTTTAAGAGAGGGGGCGGAGCAGGAATGAAAATGGCATTGAAGGACGGCCAGATCCTTATTAAGGAGGCCGACAGCAACCAGGCCTTAATCATTAAAAGCTGGGCGAAAATGAAGTGGAGCAAAGCGGAGCTTATGTTTTACGGACCGGCAGACATTGAGCTGCTTAACAAGCTTTCCGGGCTTGTAAGGCTTCCGCAGCCGATAGAGGAGCTCCGGAGGCACTTAAACAAAGTAGCCGAGGCCATAGATCGGGAACGCATGAAGGAGAAGCCGGAGCCGCTTTACAAGTACCCCGTAAAGCTTCCGCTCTACCAGCACCAGGTGCGCGGGGCAAATATGGCCTTATTGGCCTTCGGATTGATCGCACCACCGGAAAAGGAGGCAGGCCATGAATGAGCGCTTAACGGAACCGGAGCGGGCCTTTGCAGAGCAGCGGCACAACCTTATATACAGCTTCTTAAATGCCAACAGCCTGCCGGTAAACGAATTTTACGACGTTGTGGCCTTTGGATATTTGAGAGCGGTCAGACGGTACCACAGGGAAAAGAATCTGCAGAAGTACAGCTTTAACACCATAGCCTGGCAGGCCATGAGAAGCGAGGTCGGAAACAAGCGGAAGGCCGACCGGATCCGCGACGCATTGATCGCCTACAGCCTTAACGACGTTACAGAGGACGGGACAGAGCTGGGAGAGTTTGTCCGGAGCGCAAAAGACAGTTTCCGGGAATTGGAGGAGCAGGAAAACCTGCAGGAGCTTCTCGCTAAGCTTATGCCAGCCCTTACAGAAAAGCAGCGCAGCCATATTGTAGCCACGCTTGAGGGTTACAAAGCGCGGGAGATTATGCAACAGCAGCATGAATCGGTACAGGAATACCACGCAAACAGCCGGGCCATAAAGAAGGCGGCGCGGGAGGTATTACCGGCTTTTCTTTGGGGGGGGGTATAACGTATGCGTGGGCAGTATGACCGGAAACCAGGAAACGCTAAAAAGAAGTGGACGCAGGCCGAGGAAAATTATTTGCAGGAGGCCTGGGGAAAGACCAGCCTTAAAAGCATAGCGAAGCATTTAGGCCGGTCAGAAAACGCCGTAATAGTTCGTATTCAGCGTTTGGGCCTGGGGCCGGGATTGCAGGCGGGGGAGCGAATAAGCTGGAATCAATTTGTAATAGCACTTAGCGGAAAGAACGGCGGCGGCTATTTGAAAAAGAGGCTGCTGGCCGCAGGCTTCCCAGTTCATACGCAGATCATACGGGGTCAGAATAAAGCCCAGTTTACTACGGTTGATATAGAGGAGTTCTGGAAGTTTGCAGAGCAAAATAAGGATCTTTTCGACTTTTCAAAGATGGAGCCCTACGCCTTCGGCCCGGAACCGGAGTGGGCAACATTGAAGCGGCGACTTGACACCGAGCGCCTCCGGAAGGGACGAAGCCACAACGATCCATGGACACCGGCCCAAGATAAGGAGCTGCAGCGGCTTTTAAGCTTATATCAATACACCTATACAGAGATTGCGGAGAAGCTTAAGAGGTCAGAGGGAGCCATAAAGCGCCGCATTATTACCCTGGACATCAAAGAGCGGCCGATCCGGAAACCGTCCAGGCCATGGACGGAGGCGGAGGAACAGGAGCTTATAAGGATGAGGGGCGAGGGTTACGGATGGGACAATATAGCAGCAGCGCTTGACCGGACCGCGTTATGCGTCCGGGGAAAGTACGAAAGACTTCTTAACCCGACATATATGAAGCGCGTCTGGAGAAACGCCAGGGAAGGCAGGGCCAAGCAAGACCGGCAGGAGACCTGCAGCCACTATATAAAGCTTAGGGGCTGCGAAGTTGGCCGGAAATCCTGCCGCTATTGCAGACATTACCAGCCGCTGCAGGAGGGCGAAAAGCAGAGAAGCGACTATATAGGGATAAGAGAAATAAAGCCGGAGCAGATCCGGGAGCACCAAGAGATCAGCGCGCTCGCATTTGAAGCGGACTGGCAGCAAGTAAGCGAAGGAGTGAGCACACATTGAGCAATAAAGAAATCATTGAACAGTTAGAGAGCCTACGGAGCCACTGCAGCAGCATGATTGACAAAGAGGATCCGGAAAGCCCCTGGAGGGCAGACGTAGAAGCCCTTGACAAAGCTATTAAGGCCATGGCGGGCCTTAATATAAATAAAACCCAAAACGGAGGTATAAACACGATGAGCGACAAAACAAAAGTAATTATTGAACACTCGGACGGACACAAGAAAGAGGTCACGGCCGACACGGTACTCTGCTTCACGGTTGACAGGGGCGCGGAGTTCTTAGGAGGAAAAACAAAGATTATCGATGCAAGCGAGACTTTCATGGGCAGGGACATCCCGGAGCCGATTTTTGCACAGACCATCGGGAGCCTGCTTTCTTCCTTCGTTGAAACCAGACAGAAGGAAAGCCCCATGATGGCAGCTTACAACCTTCACAGGATAAGCCAGATCTTAGAAGCCAAGAGCAAAGACCTGACATCCGGAACGACGCAGCAGCAGAAAGAGGAGGCGCTACATGAGGCCGTAGGGGATTTATTAAAGGCTTTATTGAGCAGGTAGGAGGAATTACATGGCAGCAGGCAAAAAGACCGCCGCCCAGGGGAAAGGCTTCGGCTTCCTTTTCGAGATGGGCTGCGGCAAGACATTAACGGCCATAGCGACGATGGGCGCGGCCTACGAGATGGGAGCAATAACAAAAGTATTGATTGTAGCGCCTACTTCGGTTTGCAGCGTATGGCCTAAAGAGTTTGACGAGTACGCAGGCTTTAAGTACAACGTAGCGGTCCTTTTGGGAGATAAGCAGAAACGCCTGGCTGCCCTTCGCGGCCTTGCGGCTTTCCCGTTTAAGGCGTTGCTGGTTGCAGTAATTAACTACGAAAGCACCTGGAGAGAGGGACTTTTTGAGGCCCTTCTCGATTGGAGGCCGGACATGATAATCTGCGACGAGAGCCAGCGGATCAAAGAGCCGACCGCGAAGCAGAGCAAGGCGATGCACGAGCTCGGAGACATAGCAAAGTATAAGCTTATTCTTTCCGGTACCCCGATACAGAATAACGCTATAGACCTTTACAGCCAGTACAGATTTTTGGACCCTACGGTCTTCGGAAGTAACTTTTACGCCTTCCGTAACCGGTACGCCATTATGGGAGGCTTCGACCGGCGGCAGATTATAGGATATAAGGACCTTGATCAGCTGATACAGAAGGAGCATAGCATAGCTTACCGCGTAACCAAGGAGGAGGCCCTGGACCTTCCAGAGCAAACATTTTTAACCCAGTACATAACGCTGGAGGGGAAGGACAAGGAGCTCTACACCAAGATCAAGCGGGACAGCTTCGCAGAGCTTGAGAATGGCGGCCAGATAACGGCCCCGACGGTACTTACGAAGCTTTTAAGGCTGCAGCAGTTCACGGGCGGATTTATACAGGCAGATGAAGGACTTAAGCCGGAATTTGTTTTTAAGGGGAAAATTAACGCGCTTGAGGATATTCTGGACGACTACGTGATCAGCGCCGGAAAGAAGCTTGTTATCTTCTGCCGGTTCCGGCCAGAGATAGACTTGATAAGCGCCAGCTTAAAGAAGAAAAAGATCCGCTTCGCCAGCATTTACGGAGACATTAAGATCGAGGACCGGGGGCCGATTGTAGACGACTTCCAGAAGAATCCGGAAACAATGGTTTTCCTTGCGCAGATCGACACGGCAGGCCTGGGCATTACCTTAACAGCGGCCGACACTTGCGTCTACTATAGCGAAAATTTCAACTACGCCGCATACAGCCAGAGCCTGGCCCGTATTCACAGGATCGGGCAGCGGAACCGCTGCACCTACATCCATTTAGTAGTTGAGCACAGCATAGACGAGACGATCTTAAAAGCCCTGGCAAAGAAAGAGGACCTGGCCAAAACGGTCGTTGACGATTGGAGGCAGTATTTTTGATGGATGCCGTAAGAGTAACCAGAAAACTGGACGGAAAAGGCCGCTTAATTCTTCCGGGAGACTTCCGGGAGGCCGCAGGCTTCGCGCCGGACGAACCGGTGGAGGTGGCGCTTACAGTTATCAACGGTAAGCAGGCCTTTGTTATTACAAAAAAGGAGTTGAAGAAATGGCAGGGAATAACGAAGAAATCGTAATTTGCAAACACTGCGGCAAGCCGGAATATTGGGGAGCTATGCGCTGGCTTTCCGGCTGGTGCGCTTGCCGGAATTGCTACCGGAGTTTGTGGGAGGACCAGAATCATAAAAAATATACCTGGGACGACTTAGACGGGCCGCGCCCGACTATGGAGGAATACCAGGAGCAGGAGGAAAGAAAATGCGTAAATACGAATTAAGCATAAGCGCGGATTACGTCCCGGAGTGGGGCGTAACGGAAGCAGTAAGAGAATTTTTTCAAAATTCCATAGATGAAGAAACCAGGGATAACAGCAACAAAATGTTTTTTGAATACGATAGCGAGCGCCAGATCATCCGGATCGGAAACAAGCATAGCGACCTGGATATAAAAACGCTTCTTTTCGGAGTTACCACAAAGAACAAAGACAACGCCATGATCGGGAACCACGGAGAGGGCTATAAAATTGCTACCGTTGTATTGCTTCGCTTAGGAAAAACCGTTGTTTTCCAGAATTACTGCCGCCGGGAGGTTTGGCGGCCCAGGCTTGTAAAGTCCAGGAAATATGGCGGCGTTTTAGTTCCTACCTTTTTCGTAGATACCGAAGCATTATGGAAGCAGGTACCGGAGCACAGCTTAATTATTGAGGTTAGCGGAATAACCCTGGAGGACTACCAGCGCATATATGAGTGTAATTTGCACCTGCAGGAAGGATATAGCCACCGGGACACCAGCTACGGCGCTGTATTGGACGACGAGAAAAACAAGGGCTGTATTTTTGTAGGCGGGCTTTTCATTTGCAAGGAACCGAGGCTGGATATTGGGATAGATTTTAAGCCAAAGGTTGTCCGCCTTGAACGGGATCGCAGCATGGTAAACAGCTTCGATGTTCAATGGTATGCCGCCCGTATGATTGAGGAATTAAAGGACGCAGAAACCACAAAACGATCCCTTGACTCTTACAGCGGCGTATATATAAATTCCTATAGCATTTCCAGCGAATTGAAAGACGAAATAGCGGAGGAATTTATAAACCAGCACGGAGCGAAAGCCGTGCCAGTAAGCAACCAGGCAGACATGGAGAAACTTAAGAAGCGAGGATATAAGCCCGTCATTGTTTCAGAAACGAAGCGCGACGTTATTCTTGAATCGGAGCTTTATGAAGAAATTAAGGCGGAGAACGAAAAGGAAAAAGAAAAAGCCCGCCCGCTTTATGACCGTTTCTGCGAGTTTGCGGAGAAGATAGAAAGCAAGCTTACAGAGGATGAGGTCGCTGCCCTTTACGGCTTTTTAGACGAATTACAGGAAAGAGAGGAGGAGTGAAATGAAGTTAAACGAGGTATACAGCAAGCCAATCAAGGAAGTTATTGAAGCATTGGAGCTTTCAGACATGAAAGTCCACACAGACGATGGCGGCAACGTAAAGGCGATAGAACTTAAGTATACGGAGAAAGAGCCGGAGCCGGAGCCAGCAAAAAATCATCCATGGGCATAGAAAGGAGGAGGACCATGAAAACACCGAGCAAAGAAAAGGCAGCTTATAAGACTTGCCAGCACATGGAAGCGGAGCCGGTAAAGTGCGGCCGGAGTATTTTCTATTGTATGCACTTGGAAGCAAAGACCGAGTGCCTGCCGCACCGGATCATCACCAGGAGCAGGGCGGCAGAGATACCGACCAAGACGGCGCCGGAATGGTGTCCACTTAACCAGAAAAAAGAATAGGAGGATTGTTATGGACATTGTAAAAATGATTGACGGCTATAAGGAGCTTTTAGACCGTAAGGATGAGCTTTCAGAAGCCACAAAGGAAAACAATAAGGCTATTGAGGAGGCCCGGAAGGAGCTTACACAAGCCATGATCGACGCAGAGATGCCGAAGGTAAGCCGCAACGGCTACCTGTACAGCTTGCAGGACAAGACCAAGTACAACAAAAAGGGAGATATCGACGAGGAGGCTTTCTTTTCCGTACTTGAGGAGAACGGCCTCGGATCCATTATTAAGCGCACTGTAGACTCCCGGACATTAAGCAGCACGATGGCCGCAGCGGCTGAGGAAAACGATGGGGAGCTGCCGGAGGAATACGAGGAGTATATAAGCGTTTACCAGTTCTACGACATTCAGAAGCGCAAAGAAACCAACAAAGCAGCCAAGAAGGCAAAACAGGAAAAGGAGGCATAACCACATGGGACAACTTGAGTTTGATCTGCGCTTAGACTACGAGCGCAACTTAAAGGACAATCTGATCACCGTTACCAAGTTCGCCGGAGAACAGATGAAGCAGAACCTGGAGGACGAGGGGCGGCCCTTAAAGGCCGTTGAGAGTAAGCAGGAGGCTTACGGAATCGCCGCGCAGCAGTTCGTGAAGGTTTGCGCCAAGGAGAAGGCACTTAAGGGCCAGATGGATGACTTTCTAAAGCTTCTCGACGCAGACGGCGAGGCCACACAGGTGGCAGGCACGATTTACAACGCAGCCATGGAGCTGGCCCAGGAAAGCATATTGATGGCCGCCCAGGCTTCCCGGATTCTTGCGGATCTTTACTACACGGAGTCGAGGACGCCGTTGGAGGAGTACATGGAAGCGACGGAAAACGAGGATGTAGAAAACGAAGAACAGGAGGGCGATGAGTAATGGCAGGAATCGGAGTAAAGGAGATTAAAAACGTAGAGATCACGACCACGGACGGCCGGAAGATTAAGAAAGATGATCTTATTGTTATTTGCATTAAGGGCCAGGACATTATTTGTAGTTCGTTGAGCTTGATAAGAACAGCTATTTTGTAACAAGGCCGCTGGTGGCCGGGCAGGAGCCCGTCAAGTACCGGTTATCTTCTATTGACCTTTGCTACAAGGTTAAGGCCTTCGACGTTGAGATCGATAAGGCGGCAAAGGAAGCGGGTGCAGACGCAGCAGATCACGCCGACCAGGACGCACTGGCACCGGCGGCACAGTAAAAAAGGAGGACCATTACAATGGCAAAGAAAAACGAGATTGCAGTAAAGGCGGCAGATTTTAACCTTATTACCCTTACCGGAGATTTGGCGGAAGCCGTAGCGGAGGAGATGGACGGCCTCGGTGCTATTCCCTTTGATCGCGTAAAAATTCCTTCCGGAGGCGGGATCGCGTTCGAGCTTCCCGGAGAGGAGGATGATGAGACAGAGAGCGCCCAGGAGCTGATCGGCGTTATTTTGGACCATAACCCCGTAAACGCCTACTGGGCAAATAAATTTGCAGGAGGCAACGAACAGCCGGACTGCAGCAGCTTTGACGGGAAGCAGGGCGTGGAAAGGGCAACCGGAGAAATCCGGGATTGTGCGAGCTGCCCTTATAACCAGTTCGGATCCGACAACGCCGGGAAAGCTTGTAAGAACGTACACAGAGTTTTCATGCTCCGGGAAAATAACCCGATTCCGGTTATTCTTTCCCTCCCGCCTACCAGCCTTAAATATATGCGGGACTACATCGGAAAGCGCGTATTGCTTAAAGGCTTCCGCTGTTGGCAGGTATTGACCCGGATCACGCTTAAGAAGGAAAAGAGCAAAGACGGAATTGTCTACAGCCGCGCGGCCTTCGCCTTCGTTGACAAGCTGACACCGGAGCAGGAGCAGCAGGCGGCGGCCATGAGGGAGATGGTAAAGAGTACATATAAAACTATTGACATTGATGGCAGCGACTACAACAAAGCAGCCGCAGACAACGAGGCACCGGCCCCGAAGGTAGACGAGGCGGGCTTTATGAATATTCCCGACGGAATTGACGAGGATCTGCCTTTCAATTAAGCCGCTACGGCTTGCGGGGGGCTTCGGCCCCTTCCCCGTATATAATTTTTCGGAGGTAAGGCAGATGGAAAAAGTATATATTATTTCCCGGTATTCAGCAGAGACATGGCAAGAGCGCCGCTTTAATAGGGAGGTTGCAAAGTATTTCTGCAGGGAGATCACGAGGGAAGGAAAGAGACCGGTCGCTCCGCATTTATTCTATACGCAGTTTTTAAGCGACGAGGATCCGAGGGAGCGGCGCCTGGGGTTTGATTTTGCCATAAAAGACCTTGACGAATGCAGCAGCTTCTTACTTGTTATTATAGACGGCGTTATCAGTTCCGGGATGCGAGGAGAGCCTGAGCACTTAACCAGGATAGGAAAACGGGGCGAGCTTGTGGCCATAAGCAAAGCGCAGGCGAGAAAACTTATTGAAGGAAGTGAAGCAGATGGGACAGCCCGAAATCAACATAGACCAGGTGGTCGACTATGCAGCGGAATATTCCAGCTACATAAAAAAGCATAAAAAAACCGGCGACCAGCTGATCGGCGTCTGCCCATTCCACGACGACAAAAAGGAAAGCTTCACGGCTAACCTAAAGACTGGCCAGTGGTACTGCTTCGCAGAAGGGCGCGGAGGGAATTTTATTGACTTCTACGCAGAGCTTAACGGCACAGACACAAAGGACGCCTACAAAGCCATTCTGGAGAAGTACGGCGTAGCAAAGGAGCCGGAGCAGCCAGCGAAGAAAGAGAAGGCCCCAGGCCCGGAATCTTACACCCTGGAGGAGTACGCATTTAATAAGCGGCTCCCGGTTGAGTTCTTAAAGAAAGATTGCGGAGCTTCGACCGGCCGGGACAAGGATAAAAAGACTTTCCTTAAACTGCCTTATTTCAACGAAGAAAAAACGGATCACATTTTCCGAAAACGCTATGCGCATAAGGAATTTAGATGGAGCTGGGGCAGTTCCGGAAAGTTGATTTTATACGGCGATTGGAGGCTGCCGGAGATACGGAAGGTCGGCTGGGCCATATTGGTGGAAGGCGAGAGCGACACCCAAACATTATGGTACTTAGGCTTTCCGGCGTTGGGAGTTCCGGGCGCAAGTAATTTTAGGCCAAAGATGGTGCCGAAGTTGCAGGACCTTAAACTATATATCCACGTAGAACCGGACAAAGGCGGCGAGACGTTCCTGCAGAAGATAACCCAGGTGCTACACGAGGAGGAATTTATAGGCGAGGTTTACACCTGGAGCTGTAAGGGCTTCGGAGTAAAGGATCCTTCACAGCTTTTTCTTGAGAAGGGAGCCGCAGAGGATGGCGAAAAGCAGGTCAAAGACTTAATAACCGGCGCCATAAAGGCAGCCAAGAAGCTGGACCTTGACGACATGAGGGACACGATCCCAGAGGCAGTAAAGGGCGCACCGGTAAACCTTCGGCAGCCGGAAGGCTGGATCTATTCAGAAGGCGGAATCCGGAAAATTGACGAAAAGACGAGCCTGCCGGTTATGGTTTGCCGGACACCGATCATATTAACGCAGCGCCTAAAGAGCATGGATACCGGCGAGGAGAAGATGGAGATCGCATTTAAGAGAGACGGAGCCTGGCATAAGGCTATTTTCCCCCGGTCTACCATATTCCAGGCCCGGAGCATTACGACGCTTTCAGACTTAGGATGCACCATCACCAGCGAGAACGCAAAGCAGGTGGTCCGGTTCCTTGAGGCATTGGAGGCTGAGAACATAGACGTCATACAGAAGGCAGACAGCACCAGCACCATGGGATGGCAGACGCGCGGCCGGTTCCTTCCGGGACACGGCGACGACATAATACTGGACATTGAGCCATCCCTGCGGGGATGGGCCGCCGCTTACCATTATAGCGGCACGTTCGAGGACTGGAAAGAGCTTATGCGGCCACACCGGGAGCGCGATAAGTTCCGCTTCATATTGGCGGCCAGCTTCACGGCGCCGCTTCTTAGATTATTGCAGCAGCGTATATTTTTTGTTTACAACTGGGGCGGATCCAAAGGAGGAAAGACCGCCGCCCTAAAAGCAGCACTATCCGCCTGGGGAGACCCGGAGCGGCTGATGGTAAATTTTAACGCTACCCAGGTCGCCCTGGAGAGAATGGCCGGCTTTTACAACGATTTACCGATGGGCATTGACGAGCGGCAGCTTGCAGGCCAGAAGCAGGAGAACCTGGAAAAGATTGTTTACATGATCGCAAGCGGAACCGGACGCGCCAGAGGCAGCAAGGCAGGAGGCCTGCAGGCGCTTAATACCTGGCGGACCGTTGCGCTGGCCACCGGCGAGGAGCCGCTTTCTACGGAGACGACACAAACGGGCGTGAGCACCCGCGTCCTTGAGATATACGGCGGACCCTTCGAGGATGAGCGATCCGCAAGCCTTATGCACCAACAGGCACCGCAGCACTGCGGATGGGCCGGTCCGGAGTTCATACGGAGGATCCTGCAGACGGACGAACAGAGCATCCGGGACGAATACGCCAGAATGGCCGAGGAGGTTTATAAGATTGCAGGCGGCACCAACGGCGCACATATAGCTGGAATAAGCGCGGTCGCCCTTGCAGACGCCATGATCGAAGGCTGGATATTTAACCCGGATCCGGGAGCAACGGACGCGCCAGGGGCGAAGCTTCCGCTTAAGATTGCACCGGAGGCATGGCAGCGGGCGCTAAAGATGGCCGAGAGCATTATAAGAGAGCAGCAGGCAGCAGGTACCGGAGACGTCAACGAACACGCGACACAATTTATAGTTGATTGGATATTGAGCAATAGAAGCCAGTTCGGAGACAAGGCCATCGGAACGTGCCTGGGGACCTTGAGCCAGGACGGAAAGAAGGCGTATATCTTCCCGTCGTTGCTTAACCAGGCATTGACTAAGGCGGGCTATAGCCCACGGAAAACGCTTAAATACCTTGCAGACCAGGGAATCATAACAACTGCACCAAAGACAGGCGGCGGCAAAGTTTACAGCATTACAAAATGGTTTGATAACCGTACTTGCAGATTTACTGAGTTTGATATAGGCAGGTTTGCAAAACAGGTTGATGCCTTAGACGAAGATGCAGCAGCGGACGCCGCAGGAGTAACGGACAATGACGGTTTCCAGACGATACCTAAAGAGCTTGAAAAGGATATTCCCTTTTTTGAACAGGGCTCGCTTGATTTACCGTATTGAGAAAAAAAGAGCGGAGATACTTCCGCTATTTTCCTAACAACTAAAAAATAGGTGTTAGGTTAGGTGTTAGGTTAGATGTTAGGCGAAAAATCCAGAGTTTACGCGGCTTTTCGTGGCTTTATATATAATCTTACAACTCTTACACGTATTTTATATACGCTATTGTTTTTGAGATTTGCAAGAAATTTCTCGCGCCTTGCTTACGGTGATGGTATATTTCCACAAAACAGGTGTTAGGTGTTAGGAGGAGCAAAGAAGCCGCATGAAATAAGGATTTTTTACAAAACACCTTTGAAAATTAACAGGTGTTAGGAAATAAGCAGGTGTTAGGAGGTGGCAGGCATGGAAGGGACGGAAAAATTAGAGGCTTTTCTTGCAAGATTGAAGCTAAACAAGGAAAAAGTACCGCTTGACGTCTTGAAAACCAAGTACAAGGCAGGCTACGAGAAATTAACGGCGGATATTAAGGCGGAGGCCGTAGAGCTTATTAAGCCTATAGCAACGAGGCCGCCGGAATGGTTGGCGGATTGCAAAATAAAGACGGAGTACATGGAGGAGATAGCGGCAGCCTTTAACGGAATTTACGAGGCGGGCGGCTACGCTAAAAAAATCGGGACGGCCTTATATAAGCATTACAGCATAGAGGAGGCCCGGAAGCTTGCAGAGGAGATAAATCAGAAATACCGGGAGGAGCTTCTTAAGATTTTCCACCAAAAAACATGCCTTTACGCCGCCGGGCCGTGTTGGACCGAGGAGAATCCGGAAACGCCGCTAATTTACAACGATTTGGTGGATAAGTTCTGGAGCGAAGAAACCGGCGAGTGGATAACCAGAGAGAAGCCGCCGGGGGCTTCAATATTGATTTTCATAAAAGGCGATAAGCCAGACACAAAAAAGGAGGATACCCATGAATAACACGAGCAATATTAAAAGATTTGAGGAATTGATGAGCCAAGTAACTAGGGAAGGCAAAGACGCCTTGATGGACTACATCCGGAAAAGCGACTTTTACACGGCGCCAGCTTCCACAAAGTTTCACTTGAGCTGCGAGGGCGGCCTGCTGCAGCACAGCCTAAACGTGTACGATTGCTTACAGGCAAAGAAGGAAAGCAGCACCTGGGGCCGTATTTTGGAGGAGGCCGGAGCTGAGGCCCTTATCCTTTGCCCGTTGCTTCACGATTTGTGCAAGACCTATTTTTATAAGATCGACTTTAAGAATCAAAAGACCTACGATCCGGAGAAGGTGGCAGCGGCGGAGCGCTGGCAGGTAAAGAGGGATAACGGCGGCGCCTTCATTTGGGAGCAGGTACCCTGCTACACCGTAGAGGACCGGGTGCCATACGGCCACGGGGAAAAGAGCGTTATGATGGTTGAACAGTTTATGAAACTTAACGGCCCGGAGCGCTTCGCCATACGCTGGCATATGGGATTTTCAGAGGCACCGCAGAACCACCTGCAGCTGACCCAGGCAATGGCAAAGTACCCGCTTATATTGGCCCTTCACGAGGCAGACCAGGAAGCCAGCGTATTACTTGAGGATAAAGACGGCGATAAGAATCAGCCGGATCCGGAGCGCGGCCAGGCCGGAGCTGAGGGCTGCGACTTCCAGGAGGCGGAGGCGATAGGAGGCGCGGAAGATTGAAAGCTATAACAGTATGGCAGCCCTGGGCGCAGCTTTTAGCGGAAGGCATAAAGCACGACGAGACCAGGAGCTGGGCGACGAAATACCGGGGGCCGATATTGATCCACGCAGCAAAGAAGGATCCGCTTTTCGGCATAAGCGCCATGACGGACGAGGCCTGGGAGAAGGTTTTACTTTCCTTCGGATTGTACGAAGCTTTTAACCGGTTTGAGAGGTTCCCGGCCGGGGCGATAATTGGCAAGGCAATCTTAACGGATTGCAAGCTGATAGACCAGGCTTACCACGACTTCATAAAAGAGCTTTGTCCGGAGGAATTTCTTTACGGCGACTTCACGGTCGGCAGATACGCATGGAGGCTGGAAAAACCGAAGCTATTTAAGAACCCAGTACCAGCCTCCGGAAAGCAGGGCTTATGGAATTGGGAGCCGACTTTTGTTAAACACGCCAACGTCGGAAAGACAGAAGATTTATTTTTTTTGCGCGAGATGGAAAAGTACAAAGAAATATTAAGCGAGGTGTAAACATGAATCAGAATAATAAGCCGCAACGTTCAGTATTTGGACAGAAAACAGTTATGGAGGCATACGAAGTTTTAATTAAAAATTGCAGAAACCATAATACCACCTGCCAGGGCTGTCCCTTACGCATTGTAGATCCTACGCCGCACCAGCCCAGCGGAATCCCACGCTATACCTGCGCCGCATTTCCGGGCGGCAATATACCGCCAGCAGCCTGGCCGGAGCTTGACCCGCAAAATACAGACGGCGGGCAGATAGTAACAATAGACCAGGAACCGCAGCGGATCGCCATAGCAATGGCCAGAGCGGGACAGCGGAACCCGGAAGGGGCGAAAGCGTTCTTTAAATTGATTGAGAATTTTTGTAGGGAGGCGGATAAGCGTGAACAGGAATAAAAAAGGCAATAAATACTTGATAACGAGGGCGCGCTATAAGAGTATTAAGGCTTTCGACCACCAGCAGATGGAACAATTCTGCATGGACATTTATAAGAGCGGCTTCCAGGACGGCAGGGAGAGCGTCCCAGGCGTTGACATTGAAAGCATTATGGCGGCGATTGGAAATACAAAGGGGATCGGGCAAAAGAAGCTGGCAGACATAAAAGCCAGCATTGAGGCAGTATTTGAGGGAACCGGAGAAGATAAGAAGGAGAGATAAAGTGAATATTGAGCAGAGAACGGAAATGCTTACTACGGCGTATATTCATTCCTCAATTTGGCATTAAAGGAAGTAAGAAATCCGAACCTTGCGGCGCAGATAGCAACCGCCGTCATTATGGTTATTGATTTGAATATACCACGGCAGCAAACAATAAACCCTTTAGAGTTTTTATTTGCACAGATGGCGGCCAAGGCGCAGGAGCAGGCCGGGAAAGAAGAAAGGGAGGCAGACGACCATGACAGAACAGAAAATGAAGCAGATTAACGCCTGGATCCAGCGGGTAAACAAAAATAAGCTGGAGATGCAGGACAAGATGGCAATAGCCGGAGCGACTATGGAGATGTTGGAGAAGTTGGAACCGATTTACGACAAGTACAACGGTAACAGTTGCGACGTCGCAAGAAAGTAGAGGCTTTCATGATTGATTTTGAACAGTTTAAAACCAAGGCGGAGGTCATTAAGTACCTTAAGGCTACGAAGGATATATCCTGCCAGACAACCGCCCAGGCGGAGAAGTACCTGCGGGCGCATTTGCCAAAAGAAAGCTATTACCAGGATAAGATCATAAAGCACATAAGGGAGCTTCTACCCTCTTCCTTCGTTTGGAAAGCGGCGGCTGGACCATACAGCCGCCAGGGCATCCCGGATGTTTGCGCCGTAGTAAACGGACGCTATTATGGCTTCGAGGTAAAGCGGCCCTTTATAGGCGTTCTTTCCAAGATACAGGAGCGGACTATAATGCAGATAAGGGCGGCAGGCGGAAAAGCCTACGTTGTTACATATCCGGAGGAAGTAACAAGGATATTGCAGAAAGAGGTGGATCATGATATATAAACCGGAGCCGTTTTGTGAGTACGCAGTACCAGGAAAAGAAATAGGAGAAAATTACCCATTTCCGTATAAGTGTAGCGTTATGTACGAATGCCGCTACAAAAGACCAACGGAGAAAATAACCAAAAACTGCCCACGGAGGCAGATCGGGGATGTTAGTAAGGAGGCACACCATGAGCAGAGAAGCGGAGCTTATAAAAGAAATTGACGAGCATATCAAGGAAGCGGACGGTCTTTACGGCTTAGAGCTTCCAGACAGCGACCTACAAGTCATACGAGCGGCGCTGGTTGAAAAGGATGTTAAGGAAAGCCGTATAGTAGCCGGGGACGTTGTAACGGATAACGGCTACCATGGGGAAATCGTTATAACAAGAATTGATACACACGGATATTTTCAAGGATATTATGTCGCTGACGGCGTAACGGTAAAGGGATTAGAAATTAAAGATTTTGTTAAGATTGCGGACAAAAGCGGAGAATGGAAGTCCTGCAGGGGCGGCGTATATTTCAGCGCAAGGGAGGCGATCCACCAAGTGAGGAATAGCGAGGGGTACAGGGATCCGACCGCCGGAAAAGCAATCGCCAGCATAAGGCGGCAGGAGAAACGGCGAAGGAAGGAGGAAAAGCGTGAACAGAAAACAGGCAAGGGCAGCCATGCGTGGAAAAGCGAAGGGACCGAACCTAAACGACCCCAGGCAGGCGCAGGCAATGCTTGAAAATTTACCTATTGCCACATTGGTGGCCGGAATTAACAATAGCCTTGATATTCTGCAGAAAAGAGGAATACCCATTTCAGACTGGGACCAGAAAAAACGGGAATTATACAGGCTTAAGGTTTTCGGCGGCAAGGTTTACTTTTTGGCGGCTGAGTTAGACAGATCCGAGCAAAAAAACAGTAAGGAGAACGAAGACGATGGATCAGAAAAATAAACAGCGCAAAAACGAAAGAAACGAGGACAAGGAAACGCTTAAGGAATACTTAAACCAGTATTACACCTGCCGGATCAAGCGGTCACAGCTTGAAAGGCGGCTTAAGAATATCCGGGAAGAAATGAATACCCCCATAGGGGGCTACGGATATTCCCCCGTAAATTACGGAGGCACAAACAAGGTCGGAGCCGGAGCCGCTTCTTTCGTTTTCCGCATAAGCGAGATTGAATCCAGAATTGAGGATCAGAAAAGCCGGGTAGAAAAGGCACTTTTAAAAGTCATGGATATTATGGACTTTTTGGAGGAAAGCAGCACGGAGCGTATGGTATTAGAGCTTCGCTTCATTGATTGCAAGGCCTGGTCGAACATAGAGAGGGAAATGCACTTAAGCCGAAGCTCGCTTTTTTCCTACCAGGATAAAGGGCTGGAAAAATTATTGACCTATAAAAAAGTACGCCAGATTTTAAGGGAATATAAAAAGGCACCTTGAAATATAGGCCCCTATGATACCCCTATATAATACCCCGTATTTTTGCCCCATTTTTTACAAGGCAAATTTTACGAGAGTATTTTATACCCCCTTTATTTTAGGCATACAATAAAAGCACACATAGAAACATAGCCCCTATACAGCCTATAAGCCCAGTATATACAAGGCTTCGGAACTTTTTTAAAGTTCGGACTCTTTTGGACTATTAAGTGTGGTAGTATAGTAGCATGGACACAAAATAAATAGCACCCCTATATATTAAGCCTATAATAAGCCCTATTATTTAAGCCTATATACACATATAGCAAGGGCATAGTATAGGTTTATTATATTGCATACACATAGACACAGCACCACACAGCACAGCAGGCACAGCACAAGGCAAGCACCACAGCACAGGGCAAGGCTCATATAGTACACAGCATAGCATAGGCACAGGGTAAGCATAGCATAGGCAAGCACTAAGGCAGATAGTACAAGGCTTACAGCACTACACCGAAGCAACATAAGCAAAGAGAGAGGGCGGCAGGGCAAGCCCCTGACTTCGCTGTTCGGCAAGCCTGCCCCAGCAAAAAGCAAAAGGTACTTACCAAGCCATAAACGGCCTGCGGGGCGAGGAAGGCCCGGTTTTTCTCCCCATAAAATCAAAAAAAAATTTGCCGTTTCGTTACGCGAAGCGGCTTTTTACGTTAAAGGAGGCGATCTGATGAGGCTTGAGAAGCGGAAACTTTTAGACCTTAAGCCTGCAGAATACAACCCGCGCAAAGCACTTAAGCCGGGCGATGCAGAATATGAGAAGCTGGCGGCCAGTATTGAGAAGCATGGATATATTGACCCCATTATCATAAACGAGGACGGAACCATCATCGGCGGCCACCAGCGCCGCACCGTTATGCTTGACTTAGGCTACGAGGAGGCCGAGGTCATTATAGTAAACCTTCCCGACAAGAACGATGAGATCGCGGCTAATATTGCGCTTAACCAGATAAGCGGAGAATTTGAAAAAGACGCCCTTATGGGCCTTCTTATTCAGCTTGAGGGCGCAGGCTACGACACCATGGCGGCGGGCTTTAATACGCAAGACTTATCGGCGCTATTTGCCGAGGTTGATCTTACCCAGGAAGCAGACGACGACCATTACGACATTGAGAAGGCAGAGCAGCAGGCGGAGGAGCGGGAGCCGATCACGCAGCCCGGCGACATTTGGCAGATGGGAGAACACCGGCTCATGTGCGGAGACGCCGACGACGCTTCCGACGTTGGCATCCTTATGGCGGGATGCGAGGCGGATCTTATTCTTACGGACCCGCCCTACAACGTAGATTATGAGGCAAAGGACAAGGCGCTGGAGTACAGCTATAAGAGGAATACCACCCGGACCAACAATGAGATCACAAACGACCGGATGGAGGACGGAGCTTTTTATAATTTCCTTTTACAGATATTCTCCAACTATTGCGACGTCGCAAAAGAAGGCGCGGCTTTTTACGTTTTTCACGCAGACACGGAAGGCCTGGCTTTCCGTCAAGCCTTCGACGAGGCCGGGCTTAAGCTTCGTCAAGTTCTTATTTGGGAAAAGAATCAGTTTGTTATAGGCCGCCAAGATTACCACTGGCGCCACGAGCCGATCTTGTACGGGTGGAAGGAAGGCGCCGCGCATTATTTCATTGACGACCGGTCACAAGATACCGTTTTTATTGAGGATGATATAGACTTTAAGGCCATGAAAAAAGACGACCTGATCGCATACATTGAGCGGATCCGGGAAGCGTTCATGGCCAAGACTTCCGTCCAGTTTGAGAAGAAACCGGCCCGGAGCGATATGCACCCGACCATGAAGCCGGTCGCCCTGGTTGGCCGCCTTATGGCAAATAGCAGCAGGCGCGGCGAGCTTGTGGCTGACTTTTTCGGAGGTTCCGGCACTACGCTGATCGCAGCGGAGCAGCTGGGCCGCGTAGCATACCTCATGGAGATAAGCCCGAAGTATTGTGACATCATTATAAACCGCTGGGAGGAGTACACCGGGAAAAAGGCCGTAAGAGTACGAGGAGGTGACGCTTATGGCGGATGAGGAAAATAGAGAGAGCACCCAGGACACCGGGCAAGACACCACGACGGTCGGCGGCGTCCAGTACGTAAAGCCCGAAATATTAAAACAGTTTTTCGGAGTTTCCGTCCGGCGTATTCAGCAGCTGACCCAGGAAGGAGTGCTTAAGACCACCGAAGTCCCAGGGCAAGGCCGCCGGTATGACTTAGTAAGATCAATACAGACTTATATCCAGTATTTGAGCGATAAGGCATACGGAAAAGCGAAGTCCGAGAAGGAGGCGGAGCTTAAAGAGCAGAAGCTGCAGGCGGAGATCGCACTTAAGGAATCCCAGGGAGAGTTGCACCGGATGCGGCGCGAGATTGCCGCCGGGAAGTATATAGACATTGAGGAGGTCGCGCTTGATTACCAGAAATTTTTTGTAGTTTTTAAGCGCTTCGCCCTGAGCATACCCGCCCGGCTTGTAAGCATGATAACCGACAGCGTGGATCCATTGGAGGCCCGGAAGATAGAGAAGGAAATGAACGGAGAGGTCAAGCGGATGCTTGAGGCCTTCGTCGTAGCCGGAGCCGTAGAACCGGAGGCAGAAAAGAGCCGGGGAAGTGGTTAAACCAAAACGCCTGCGGACGCGGAAATATACTTGCAAGGAGTACATAAAGGCCGCGCTTGAATACTTAAAGCCCCCGGAAAGTATTACAGTATCCGAGTGGGCCGAAAAGTACAGGATCCTTGACAGTAAGACATCTTCGGAACCGGGGCCATGGAATAACGACCGGACGCCATACCTTAAGGGGATTATGGATGAGTTCACAAACTACGAGACCGAAGAAATTATTTTTGTAAAACCGACGCAGGTCGGCGGCACCGAGTGCATGAACAATATGCTGGGCTACGTTATTCAGCAGGACCCATCACCGACCGAAGTCGTATACCCGACGGAGACCTTGGCGGAGAGCATATCCAGCAAGCGGCTGCAGCCCATGATTTTAGCGTCCGAGCCGCTACGGAAGAAATACGACACGAACAGTCCTATGCTTGAGCTTAATTTTTCGGATATGTTCGTAAAAATTGTAGGAAGCAATAGCCCGTCCGGCCTTGCTTCCTTCGCCATGAAGTACCTTTTTATCGACGAAATAGACAAGTTTCCTGGAGCCAGTAAGAAGGAGGCGGACCCGGTAAGCCTTGCGGAAGAAAGAAGTAAGACTTTTCGTGGGCGGAAGATTTTTAAGACTTCCACACCGACCATCCGGACCGGCCACATTTGGAAGGCAAAGGAGAACGCCGACGCCGAAAAGCATTACTTCATACCCTGCCCGCATTGCGGGGAGTTTATAGAGCTTAAATTTAACAACCTTAAGTGGCCCGGCAAGGATAAGGACATGGTCGAGGCTTACGGCGCGGAAAACATAAAGGAACAGCTGGCAGCCCTGGAGGAGGATCCGGAGAGCGAAGGCTTAAGCGACGCAGATCGCGCCGAGTTCGCTTTTTATGTTTGCCAGGAGTGCGGAAGCGTCATAACGGACCAGCAAAAGCAGCGGGCCGTAAAGCGCGGACATTGGGAGACAGTAAAGAGCCGTACCCAGTTTATTAAAAGAGTTTGTTTCTGGATCAATACCTTATACAGCCCCTTTGTACGTTTCGCGGAAATTGCGAAAAAGTTCATGGAGGCCAAGGGCGATCCGGAGAAGCTACAAAATTTTGTAAATAGCTGGTTGGCAGAGCCCTGGGAAGATACCAAACTTAAGACCAGCAAAGAGCTCGTACTTGAGCGCCAGACGGACCTGCCCGCCTACGTTGTACCGGAGTGGGCGAAGCTTCTTACCGGAGGCGTAGACGTACAGCAAAACAGCGTTTACTGGACCATAAGAGCCTGGGGAGATTACATCACCAGCCAGAACATAGCCCACGGCCAGGCCTACAGCTTCGCAGAGGTTGAGGCCGTAATGAATATGGAATTTAAGACGCCTTCCGGCCTTCCCGTAGTTGTAAACCTTTGCCTCATTGACTCCGGCTACGACGCCGACAGCACTTACGACTTTTGCGCACTTAACGCAGACTGGGCGCTGCCTTGCAAAGGATCCAGCAACCCCATGCAGAATCATTTTAAGTTAAGCACCGTAAACAAAGACAGTTCCAAGGCATACGGTATGAATCTTGTAATAGTTGACGGCGGAAAGTATAAAGACATGATCGCCGGGAGGATGCGCAAGCCAAACGGGCGCGGCAGCTGGATGGTATACCAGGGATGCGACGAGGAGTACGCGGACCAGGTAACAGCGGAGCATAAGATCAACGTAAAAAGCGGGAATAAGGTACACCAGGAGTGGGTGCAGAAAGAGAGTCACAACGATAACCATTATTTAGACGCCGAGGTCTACGCCATGGCCGCCGCCGATACATTAGGCGTCCGGATGCTTCACTTGCAGACGATACAGGGCCAGCAGGCCCAGCAGGTGCCGAAGCAGCCGGAGCCGCCATCGGAGGAGGAAAACTGGATCCGGCAAAACGAAGGATGGATCCCAGGATAAGGAGAAATAAGGATGGCAGATACACCAACACCGCAAGAAATGCTTACACAGGTAAATGCGGCAATAACAAGCGTACTTGCAGGCGGGCAGTCTTACAAGATAGGATCCCGCCAGCTTAACCGGGCTGACCTTGCCAAGCTTTACGAGATGCAGAGAGACCTGCAGGCACAGGTGGCTAACGGAACGCCGGGCCTTTTGGACGATTGCTATGTAGCAGTATTTGAAGGGAGGTAAGCCCGGTGGGAAATTTCTTAGATAATTTGATCGGCTTCATTTCCCCGGAAGCAGGAGCCAGGAGGGAAGCCTGGCGTCACAATTTGGAGGAAATGAGGCACTACGATGCCGGAAACTTTGACCGGCTTAACGCGGGCTGGATTGCGTATAACCAGAGCGCGGAACAAACGGACCGCTACAGCCGGGACACGGTAAGAGCCAGGGCGCGAGACCTTGAGCGGAATAGCGATATGGCCAACAGCGTGATCGGAGCGTACAAGCGGAATATAGTAGGCCTGGGCGTAACCCTGCAGGCCAAGACGCCCAGCGAAAAATTAAACGACGCCATAGAGGAGGCCTGGAAGGACTGGTGCAAGCGTAAAAATTGCGACGTTACGGAGACACAAAGCTTTTCACAGATGACCAGGATGGCCGTCGAGCGGAAAAAGGTAGACGGAGGGATCCTTTTTAAGAAATGTTATTTAAGCGGCGGCGTAGTTCCTTTTCGCTTGCAGGCCTTAGAGGTTGACGAGCTGGACGCCACAGCCATGGTGCCACACGGCAAAGGAAACCGGGTGGTCGGCGGGATTGAGTATAACAGCTACAACAAGCCGGTGGGCTTCTGGATAAAGCAATATAGCCTTGACGGCTTCTCAAATATTAAGCCCGTTTACGTTCCGGCAAAGGACATGATTTTCATTTTCACGAAGCGCCGCCCTTCACAGATAAGAGAGATGAGCGACTTAAGCCCGACCGCAACCAGGATCCGAGACGCCAACGAGTTCATGACAGCCGTCAGCGTAAAGGAGCGTATAGCGGCCTGTTTATCGGTATTCATAAAAAAGACAATACCGACAAGCGGGATCGGCCGAGGAATGGCTGCGCAGCAGAGCGGCCCACAGATAACCTACGAAGGCAAGAGCATCACCCCTGGCATGATTAAGGAGCTTAACGCAGGAGACGAGATCCAGGTCGTAAATCCGACTGGGCAGGCCACAGATGCCGCAAGCTTCGTGAAGCAGCAGCAGAGACTTATAGGCGCCGGGCAGGGCCTGAGCTACGAGGCGACGAGCCGGGACATGAGCCAGAGCAACTACAGCAGCGCCCGCCAGGGCATCATAGAGGACGAGCAGACATACGCAGAGGATCGGGAGCTCTTCGACGAGTTCCGGGATGAGGTATATGAAACCTTCATAATTTCCGGCGTACTTTGCGGCCTTTTCGACATACCGGACTTTTGGAATCCGGAGAAAAAGAAAGAATATTTAGCTCACAAGTGGATTGCTTCACCGAAAAAGTGGATTGATCCGCTTAAGGAAGTGCAGGCCATGAAGATCGCCGTACAGACCGGTCAAAAGACTTTCCAGCAGGCAGCAGCCGAAAGCGGGAGGGATTGGAAGGACGTGGTCGACGACATGGCCGAAGTATTGGAGTACGGCCGCAAAAAAGGCATAGAGTTAGGAGGTGTAATTTATGACAAGGCAGCAAAAGAGCTTGACCCGGATGCAGACGAGCCAGAGACAGACCCAGGCGATCCGATACAGGGCGGCCCAGGAGCCCCAGGAGGACAAGAAACCGCCCCAGGGCAAGAATCCCAAGGCGGAGGACAAAAAGCCCCAGGAGAAGCCACAGGAGGGCAAGAAGCCGGAGGACAAGGATCCGGAAAAGAAACCGGAGCAGAACCCCCAAAAGAAGGGAAGTAAATCCCTTACGCGAGAGATTACCGGCGCAACGATCCGCGCTATGGAAGGCGAAGGGAATGAACGAAAGTTTATACTTTCCTTTTCTTCCGAGGAGCCATACAACCGGGGCTGGTGCGTTGAGGTATTGGACCACGCACCCGGAGCCGTAAACCTTACCCGCCTTAACGACATAGGCGTCCTTCTTTTTAACCATAAGCGCGACGCCGTACTGGGTAAGATTAACCGGGCATGGCTGGAAGGAAGCAGGGGCTACGCCGAGGTCAAATTTGACAGCGACGACGCCTCAGAAGTTATTTACCAGAAGGTCAAAAGCGGCACCCTTAAGGGTGTTTCCGTTGGGTACCGGATCGAGAGCATAGAGGAGGTCATGCCGGGCAAGACAAGCGCGGATGGCCGCTTTACCGGCCCCTGCGATATTGCGCGGAGGTGGGAGCCCTTCGAGATATCCATAGTTTCAGTACCGGCAGATCCCACCGTCGGAGTAGGCCGGGAATTTGACGCAGACGATGGACCACGAGAGAAGCGCGCACCGTCTCTAAGAGAGCGGCAGCTTCAAATAAATCTTAATAAAAGCTTATAGGAGGTAAGAAAAACCATGAACAAGAGACAGCAGAGAGCCATGAAAATCGCCGCACAGCAGGCGCTTGTAAATGGCGCATCAGGCAGAGAACTGACCGCCGAAGAAAGCGCGCAGTTTGACACCTTGCAGAGAGAGATCGACGCCTTAACCCTTGAAATCGAGGCAGAGGAGAGGCAGCAGTCCCAGGCGGCAGGTACCGCAGCAGCTGCTGGAGCAACGGACCAGAGAGACCTGGGCGGCCAAGATGATGCAGCGACCAGGGCAGTGGCAGCAGAGCGCCAGAGAATACAGGACATTTTCGACCTTTGCCGCGAGTTTGGCGTAGACCCGGCGGAGCATATCCGCACCGGCGCCACCATGGACCAGGTAAGAGCGGCCATCCTTGACGGGATGAAGCGGACCGGAGCACCGGCAAGCGTACAGGTCACCAGAGACGAGGGCGACACCTTCCGTCAGAGGGCGACCGACGCCCTTATGCTTCGCGCAGGCATCCGCCTGGAGAATCCGGTCGAAGGCAGCAACGAGCTCCGCGTTATGAGCCTTCGGGATTTGGCTATTGAGTGCTTGAGCAGGGAGGGCCAGAACATAGGCGCCCTTTTAAGGATGAGCTCCGACGACCTTTACGGCGAATTAAGCCGCCAGTTTTACAACCCGTCCGCAGCCTTCCCGGCCATCCTTGACAGCACGATCCGGAAAAGCATTGTGCATCTTTACAACGAAGTGCCTACTACCTTCGAGGCCATCACCACAAAGGGCAGCCTGAAGGACTTTAAGCAGACGGCGGACCACGAATACGTGATCGGCGGCGTTGGAGACTTCTTGATCGTACCGGAGAACGGAGAGATCAAGCCCGACAAGCCGAGAACCGAGATGCTGCCGCAGCGTAAGCTTGACACCTACGGGAAACAGTTCAGCATGACCCGCCAAGCGTTCATTAACGACGATATCGGCTTTTTGACAGAGGTGCCGAGCCTGTACGCAACCGCAGCGAAGAAAACCATTAACAAGCAGGTCTACACTATTCTTTTCAATAACGCCAAAGTGTTTGACGGCTTGCAGCTTTTCTGCGATAAGCATAAGAACATTATGAAAACCGGTTCCAAGCCTTCCCAGGCTTCCATCCAGGCGATGGTCACCAAGATGGGCAAGCAGACGGATCACTTCGGCGAGGCGATTTATATTACGCCGCAGTCCATTGTGGTGCCTATCGGCTACGAGTTCGACTTGAGCGTGATTTTCCACTCCGCCCAGGTAGTAGGCAGCAACAACAACGACATTAACCCGCTGTATAATTACCCGCTTAAGACGGTACAGGATCCCGTCCTTAACGCCCTTGCAGGCGACGGCGTATGCCCGTGGTTTATGTTTGGCAGTGGCGCAAGAGGCATCCAGGTGGACTACTTAAACGGACAGGAGATCCCGACCGTAAGACGTATGGAGGTACCGGGTACTTTAGGCTTCGTTTGGGATATTTACCTGGACTGGGGAATCGCAGTAAGAGACTTCCGCAGCATGGCCATGAATCCGGGCGTTAAGATCCCGTCCGAGGAATAAGAGAAGGAGGAGGAAAAGAACATGAGTAAAGCAGAATACTGGCAGCGCGGAGAAGTAATTGACTTCACAAACAACACCGGCGCCAAGATCGATGCCAATGAGATCGTAGTATTTGGAAAGCGCCTGGGTGTAGCCGGTACCCCTATCGAGGTAGGCGAGACCGGAAGCCTTCACGTTTTCGGAGTATTTGAGATGCCCAAGGCAGCAAGCGAAGCCATCACCGAGGGCGCAACAGTATATTATGACGCCACCGCCGGAGCAATCACGGCCACCGCCGGAGACATTACGGCCGGTTATGCAACGGAGGCAGCCGCTGCAGCAGATACCACGGTAAAGGTTAAGCTTTTAGGCTGATGGCCAAGCGCTTAATCGCGCAGGTCGCCATCCTTCACGGAAACAAACAGTACCAGCCAGGGGAGGAGCTGCCAAAAACCGACCCGGCTTACGCTTCCGCATGGGTAGAAGCAGGCTCGGCTGTTTGGGAGGACGAGAGCGACGGCGCCGAAGAAAAACCGACAAAGAAAAAGCCGGCTGCCAAAGCGCGGCCGAAAACAGCCCCGGCCGGTGCTACGGGCATCGCGCAGCCTGCCACCGGAGCGGAAGCCGACCTGGCCGGGAAGGTACCGAGTAAGAAAGCGCGGGGAATTATTGAGGAACCGTCCAAGAGACCCCCGAAGTCCCCGGCATGATACCGACCTTTAAGGAAATTTTACGCGCCGACATTGACAATACTTTCATGAATACGGACGAGTTCGCGTCCATGCATACGGTCAACGGCAAAAGGATGCCCGTTACGATTGATAATAACGAGCTTATAGAGCGGGCGAAAAAAGCGAAGTCAAACATGGACGGAATTTACGTAAAAGAAACGCTTATCTACGTAAAGGCTAAAGACTTCGGCCCGCTTCCGGCCGTCGGTTCCGTTCTGAAGCTTGACGGGAGTATTTTTAAGGTTACGAACGCGACCAACGAGGACGGACTATACAGCATACACCTGGAGGCGAATAGAAGTTGATACAGATAGAATATGACCGAAACATGCTGGCCAAGGTTGAGCGGAAATTAGGACGGATGAAATCCGAGGCCCCGAAGGTACTTAAAAACGCCATAAACCAGACAGCCAAGCAGGCCAGGAAAGACCTGGCAACGGAGGCGCAAAAAACCTACGTTGTAAAATCTGGACGTTTCAACAAAGCGATGACCATTAAGAACGCCAGCGCCGGAAACCTTGAGGCAACCATAAAGGCAACCGGCGCACCGATGGAGCTGAAGGACTTTAAGGTCAGCCCGGCCACGGCCAGGACCGGAGCCAGGCGGCCGTCCATTACGAAGGCCAAAGTACTGGCAGCAGGATCCATGAAGGGCCTGCAGAAGGGAGATATAAAAGCCTTTGTTACGAAGTTCGGCAGCGGTCACGCATCGGTGGCGCAGCGGCGAGGGAGCGCCCGTCTTCCGGTAAAGGTATTATTTTCAAACAGCATACCGAAGATGCTGGGCAACGAAAAGCGCGTATACGGCATAGTCCGGCCGAGCATAGAGCAGCACCTGCAGGAGAACGTAGAGAAACAAGTAAGGAAAGTATTGGAGGCGTAAGAAATGGTGGCTACATTTTTGCAGGATGACCTGGTGGAGGAGCTTAAAATAATTTTTAAGGACCTTCGCTATAAAAATCCAAAAGGGGAGTTAAGCGAAATAAATGTATTTCCCCAAGCCCTGCCGATACCGGCACCGACGACACCGCCGGAGGAGGAGGCTCCGGAGTATTTGGAGGAGGGCCTGGGAGTAACGGACCCGGTCAAGGCCGAAGATCCTTACCCGTATGCGATAGTACGCATTGAGGACGGGAAGATCGAGAACATAGACGGAGACCAGGCAGTGACAGTCCTTATAATTTTAGGCGCCTACAACGACGACTTAAAGAACCAGGGACACAAGGAAATATTGAACATGATACAAAGAATTTATGAGCGCTTCGCCAAAAACGCTATATTAGCCAAAAAGTACGAGTGCGTCCACCCCATAACCTGGACTTTGCAGGAGGAGGAAAGCTACCCGTATTTTATCGGAGGAGTGGCTTTAAGTTTTAACACATTGAAGATCAGAAGGGAGGATCCATACGTATGAGCAATAAGACAGTAAAGACGGAGGAAGCGGCTGCAGCAACGACCAAAGCCAAAACGACGGCGGCGGCAGCGGAGGGCGTGGCTTATTTAGGCCCGGACCTTAAGAACGTAGCGATCAACGGAACCGTCTACACAGGCGGCCTGCCGGATGCCTTGAAGAAAAAGATCGAGGAGGTACCGGCGCTTAAAGGGCTGCTGATCCCCATTTCCGGCCTTGCGGCCGCAGGCGTGGCAATTTCTACCCAGGGGACCGCGCTCAACAATTTATATAACGCCGTTTCCGCAAAACTCAGCGAGAAACAGGCATAAGAGAGGAGGAAAGCCAAAATGGCAGCATATAACCATGGAGTAAGAGTCCTGGAGAATCCGACCAGCTTAACGGTACCGCGCAACGGCACCGCAGGCCTGCAGGTTATTGTAGGAGTAGCGCCGGTCAACCTCGCGGAGGATCCTTACAACGCTACAAACACACCAAAGATCGCGTACAGCTTCGCGGAGGCAAGCGCGGCCGTTGGGTATTGCGACAATTTCAAAGACTATAACATCTGCGAATCCGTTGATGCTTCTTTCAGAGTTTTGAATATTGCGCCCATTGTAATTATTAATGTTTTGGACCCCACAACGCACAAGAAGGCCCTTGAGGAGAAAAAGTATGAGGTAGTAGAGGGCCAGGCAACTATAGACACCTTCGGCGTCCTTGCGGACAAATTGGTGGTAAAGACAGGGGAGCGGGAGCTTGCAGCCGACGCCGATTACGTCGTTACTTTTGACGACGACGGGATGGCCCTTATTACGCTGGTCGACGCGACCGGCATTACGGAGCTTACCGTAAGCGGGACCGTTATAGATCCTTCGGCGATTACCTACGCGGACATCATCGGCGGCTATAACGTAAGCACCGGCATAGAAAAAGGCCTGGAAGTTATACGCCAGGTATTCCCGAAGTTGCAGCTTACCCCCGGCCTTATTGTTTCCCCTGGCTGGAGTAAGCAGCCAAACGTAGCGGCGGCGATTGCGGCCAAGTGTACCGGGATCAATGGAGTTTTCAGCTGCGAGGCAGTAGTAGACCTTGACACCACAGAGGAGAGCGGCGCCCGGAAATATACGGACGTATTGAGCGTAAAGCAGGCTTCCGGGCTTGTAAGTAAGCATTTGGACGTTGAATGGCCCTGCGTAAGAATTGGCGATAAGATTTACCACGCAAGCGCCATCAAGGCCGCGCTGATTGCCTATACGGACGCAGGAAACGACGACGTGCCGAGCCTTAGTCCTTCCAACAAAGTGGTCGGCATTTCCGGCCTTTGCCTTGAGGACGGGACCGAGATCGTATTAGACGAGCAGCAGGCCAATGTAGTGAACAGCTACGGCGTATGCACGTTTAACAATTTTTCCGGATGGACCACCTGGGGAAATAATACGGCCATTTACCCGACTTCCAGCGACCCGAAGGACAGATGGATCAACTGCCGCCGCTTCTTTAGTTGGTGGGGAAATTCTTTTATTTTGACCTACCACGAGAGAGTGGACGACAACAATAATCCGCGCTTGATTGAGGCCATAGTAGACGACGAAAACGTCAAAGGAAATTCCCTTGCAGCCCAGGGCAAGTGCGCCGGAGCCTATATCGAATGGCGGGAAGCGGAGAACACCATAAACGACATTATGGGCGGGAAAATGCAGTTTTTGCACCATTTAGCGCCCTGGACACCGGCGGAGGATATTCTGGATGTATTGGAGTTTGATCCGGATCTTTTAGAAGCAGCATTTACGGGAGGTGAATAAGAATGTTAGCTACAAAAATTAACGCTTACAACGTATACAATACAGGCACGAGGCTCGTCGGGCTTTCCGACGAGGTCACCCTGCCGGACTTTGAGGCATTAACCGAGACCCTCAGCGGGCCGGGCTTCCTGGGGGAGATTGACGAGCCGCTTTTAGGCCACTTCGGAGCGTCCGAGATGGAAATACCGTTTAGAACGCTTAACGAGGAAATGTTCGGCCTTCTTGCACAAGGATCCGCCGTAAACCTTACCCTGCGGATGAGCACCCAGGCGATCCAGGAATCCACGATGGCGACCGACTTTATGCCGAGCCGCGTGGTAGTAAAGGGCAAAAGCAAGGGCTTCACGGGAGGCAAGGCAAAGCAGGGCGAAGGTACCGGAAGCGCCGTTAAGGTTGAGATCATTTATATTCTGATCGAGGTAAACGGCAAAAAGAAGTTTGAGCTTGATAAGCTTAACTTTGTTTATAAAGTAAACAATGTAGACCTTTTAGCAAAGATTAGAAAGCAGGTGTAAAGCATGGAAAAGAGAGATTTTGAAGTAGCAGGCAGAGAGCAGGAACAGAAGGAGCAGATCCCCGTTACCACGGCGGCAGAACCGGCCCCGGAGCAGGAGGAGGAAAACAAGTATTTAATTAAGTTCCGCAAGCCGTTTATTTGGGAGGATAACACTTACACGGAGATCGACATGAGCGGCCTTGAGGACTTGAGCGCCAAGGATATGATCCAGGCACAGAGGACCATGGAGAGATCCGGAAGTATTAACGTATTGCCGGAGATGTCCCTGGAATACGCTTGTATTTTCGCAAGCAAGGCCACCAAGATGCCGGTCGAGTTCTTCCAGGCGCTGCCGCCGAAAGAGGCGATCAAGGTAAAAAATAAAGTAACAAATTTTTTCTACGGCGAGGATTAAAGCCAACAGACGGCGCCCATCTTCGCAAATTAACTATAAGGCTTTCAATTCTTTTAAGGACAGGCCTCGACACCATCGAGGACCTGTCTATTTTTGACCTAACAGAAGTAGCAAAGGAGGTGGCGGAGGCGTATGGCAAGTAGCAGCAAAGAGATGGAGCTTGCTATAAAGATAGCAGGCAAAGTCGAGGCTTCATTTACAAGCGCATTAGGCAAAGCCGGAAGCGGCGTAAAGCAGCTTACAAAAACCATATCAGCCGCCACAGCCGCAGCCGCCGCAGCCGTCGGAGCCATAGCCGTCGCGGCCGTAAACGTAGGCAAAGAATTTGAAACCGCCATGAGCCAAGTGCAGGCCACGATGCTCATAGACACCACCACAGAGGAGGGAGCGGCAGCCTTCGCAACACTTGAGGACGCCGCCAGGGAGTGCGGCCGTACAACGGCTTTCTCGGCTACGGAGGCGGCCGAAGCCTTAAACTATTTAGCCCTTGCAGGTTACGACGCAGACCAGGCAGCCACGGCGCTGCCCACAGTTCTGAAGCTTGCAGGGGCCGGAGCTATGGACCTGGCACGAGCCAGCGACATGGTAACAGACAGCATGAGCGCCCTGGGACTCGAAGCCACGGAGGCCAACTTAAACACCTTCGCGGACCAGCTGGCGCAAACGGCCAGCAAGGCGAACACCAGCGTCTCGCAGTTAGGCGAAGCCATACTTACCGTAGGAGGCACAGCCAAGGGCCTGGCAGGAGGCACGACGGAACTTAACACGGCCCTGGGCATTTTGGCAGATAACGGCCTTAAGGGAGCCGAGGGCGGCACACATCTCCGGAATATGATTTTAAGCCTGCAGAGCCCGACGGGGGACGCTTCCAAGGCCTTGAGTCAATTAGGTGTCGACGTATACGACGCCCAGGGAAACATGCGCGGCCTTAACGATATTTTTAAGGACTTGCAGAGCGGCATGGAAGGCATGACCAACGCGCAGAAAGACAGCATTATTTCTACGCTTTTCAATAAGACCGACCTTACAGCAGCAAACGCTATGCTTTCAAATTGCACCGACCGGTGGGATGAATTAAGCGCAGCCATTGAGAACAGCGCCGGAGCTTGCGAGGATATGTACTCTATACAGCTTGACAATTTGGACGGCGATATAAAAATATTGCAGTCCGGACTTTCAGACCTGGGAATCAGCATTTACCAGGATTTGAACGGGCCGCTCCGTTCCATGACGCAGCTGGCCACCGGCATGGTCGAGGAGCTTTCCGCAGCGTATAAGAGCGGTGGCATGGAGGGCATGGTTGGCGCAGTAGGTGGGTGTATAGTCAAGGTAGTAAACACAATAGTGGACTACGCCCCACAGGTAGTAAGCATGGGCGTGGACCTTTTGAAAAATTTTATAGGCGGAATAACAGACAACTCCGGTGCATTGGCAACGGCGGCAGCGGATGTATTGAGCGTTTTTGTTGAAGGGCTTTTTACTTTAGTTCCGCAAGTCATACTGGCTGGAATAGACCTTATAACAGAGTTTGCGGACAGCGTAACACAGCAGGCCCCACAACTTATAACCAGTGGAACGCAGGCAATCACAAATTTTGTAATCGGAATTATTCAGCGTCTGCCTTCGGTTGCTTCTACAGCATTAACGCTGGTTCAGACACTTGTAAACAGCATAGGTGGCAACGCCTCGCAGCTTTTGAGTGCAGCGATCCAGCTTATAGGCGGATTACTGCAGGGCATTGTAACCATGCTCCCCGAAATTGCGAATATGGCGGTTCAGCTTGTAACGGATCTCGCTTCGGCAATTTTGGAAAACGTACCTTTGCTTATTGATACGGCGGTACAGCTTGTGCTTAACCTTATAAACGGGCTTCTTTCCATGCTTCCGCAGATTTTACAAAGCGGCGTACAGCTTGTTATGAGCTTACTGCAGGGAATTATAGCGGCCCTTCCGGGAATAGCGCAGGCAGGCGTCCAGCTTATACAAGGACTTGTGCAGGGGCTTGTAAGTAAATTGCCGGCCATATTGCAGGCAGCTATGCAGGTGGTTACGCAGCTTATACAAGGCATTGTAACCATGCTTCCGCAGATTATTAACGAAGGGATGCAGTTAGTATTGAGCTTAGTCCAAGGAATAGCGGCGGCGCTTCCTTCGATATTGCAGATGGCCGTACAGCTCATAGTACAATTTATAACTGGTTTAGCTTCCATGCTTCCGACGATTGTGCAGCAGGGCCTACAGCTTATTGTAAGCCTTGTCCAAGGAATAGCGGCTAATTTACCAGCGATAGTTCAATCCGCAGTACAAATTATTTTTTCATTGATTACGGGCTTGATCCAGGCGATACCGCAGCTTATAGCGGCTATTCCCCAAGTAGTAGGCGCGATAATTGACACGATTTTAAGCACCAACTGGCTCGATGTAGGCATCCAGATTATAAAAGGCTTGATTGATGGAATCTTGAGCACCGGAAAGAGCTTATGGAGCGCCATTAAGAGCCTATTTACAGGCGGAGAGGTTGACATCCCGGACACTTCCGGCCAGAGCGCGGCCGTCGTTGACAGTTACGCATCCGGAATACAGAACAACGCCGGAACGGTTACGGCAGCAGCCAGCGCCATGTCGGCCAACGCTTTCAGTAACTTAGACACCACCGGCGCGACAACAGCCGGGACCACAGTGGCCACAGCCTACACCGCAGGCATGACGGACGCCCTAAGCGGCTTTACGCTTGATACTTCCGCTATGGGCATGGACACCGCAGCCCTTACCACGAACATGACAGCAACAGGAACGGCCGGAGGGCAAGCTTTAACGAGCAGCCTAAACCAAAGCGTGGCAGGTGCGACGATAGACACATCCGGAATCGCCGTAAATACGGCAGGTCTTATAGGAACGCTGACGACCGCAGGAGCGAGCGGGGCGACAGCAATAAGCACCGGCATGACAACCAACGCTGGAGCAGTTACAACAGCGGCAAGCAGCCTGGCCACCGGCGTCAATGGAGCATTAGACACCGGATGGAGCGCAGCACAAAGCAAAGCAGACAGCGCGCTGAGCAGCCTGGCAAACACAGTCCAGACAAAAGCCCAGGCGGCGGCCCAAGCAGTTAAATCAGCCTTCGAGAACATGACCATAACGATCCCGAAACCGAGGATCCCGGTTATAAGCGTTTCGACAAATTCTGTTTCATACGGAGACGGCGGAAGTGTAAGTGTTCCGCAGTTTTCGGTAAATTGGAACGCACTCGGCGGCATCTTCGGATCCCCGACAGTATTAAACACTGCCAGCAACGGGCTCCAGGGCGTAGGGGAAGCAGGGGCGGAAGCCGTCCTGCCACTTGATACATTATGGAGCAAAATGAAAACCATGCTTACCGACGCCATAAGGGAAAGCAGCGGGGGAAGCATTATAGAATCCCTTTTGCAGCGGATCCAGGGCATAGGTACCGGCGGAGGCGGCGGAGGAACCGGAGGGCCAGAGCTTGCAGGAGCAGGCGGCCCAAACATAAGCTACTCGCCTACTTATAACCTTTACGGGAGCGCCACGAAGGAGGACGCAGTGGAGGCAGAGCGGATGAGCCAGGCAGAATTTAACAAGATGATGAAACAGTGGCAGCGGGAAAACGATAGAACAAAGTTTTAACAGGAGGCAAGGCATGGCGAGGAAAGACACCTACACCACGAAGCAGGGCGACACCTGGGACAATATAGCGCTGGAGGTATACGGCGAAGAAAGACACGCCGATTTTCTGATGCAAAGTAATTACGCCTTCTTAGATATTCTTGTTTTTTCAGCGGGTACCGTCCTTAATACTCCGGTTTTACCGGAGGAACTGGACGGCGATCTGCCGCCATGGCGAACCGACAGAACCGACAGCGAGCGGGATCCATACGACGAATAAGGGAGGGCGACAGCCATGGGGAAGAATACGCCCAGGAAGGCAAAAGTAAATATAACATATACGCCAAAAGGAAGGGTGGCCACGCGGACCGCCGCCACAATGGAGGAGTACGAGGAGGGCTTTTCTTACGTTGACGCAGCCACGGGACAGTCCGACACGTTAAGCCTTAAGGTTTGCAATAAAGACCTGAGATGGGCAAACAAGTGGCTGCCAAAAAAAGGCGATAAAATGATCGCTAAAATAAAGCTATACAGCTGGGACAAAGCAGGGAAAGACCTTTCTTTTTCTTGCGGCAAATTTTGTTGTGATGATCTTTCTTTCAGCGGGCCTACGCTTATATGCACCGTCGGCGGCGTTTCCGTTCCAGAAGGCCAGGCCTTCCGGGCGACGCAGCGCACCTATACCTGGGAGAAGGTCACTATACAAGAAATAGCCCGGAAGATTACAAAGCGCTACGGTTTAAGCCTTCATTACGACGCGGGCAAAATAACCATAGCCAGCATGGAGCAGAATAAGCAGACGGACTGCGAATTTCTTAATAAGCTATGCGAGGATTACGGGCTATACATAAAGGTCTATTTTGGGAAAGTTATTATTTACGATATAGACAGCTATGAATCGAAAAAAGCCGTTGCTACCTACAGTATTAACGATTTTCAAGACTGGAGCTATAATACAACGCTTACAGGCACATATACAGGAGCAACGATCAAATATACCAAGGGCGACGACGACGAGGAGCTGACGCTTACGGTCGGATCCGGAAACAGGATGCTAAACCTTACCGAGAAGGTAGACAGCCTGCCGGACGCGCGGATCAAGGCATGCGCCAGGGTAAACAAAGAAAACCGCCAGGCCGTAACCATGAGCGTGACTATAAAGGCAAATTTGAAAATCGTAGCCGGAGTTTGCATCAACATTAAGGGAGCTTATAACCTAAACGGAAAATATTTTGTTGATAAAGTAACCCATAACATAGAGGCGGAAGGAGCCTATACCATGGCCCTGGAGCTTCACAAGGTACAGACCAAAATTAAAAATATTACTAATTCTTCGTCCATTAAGCCAACAAAGGCCGCAGCCACCAGCAAGGCACCAGTAGCCGACACCGGCGCCCTGGCCGTTGGGGATAAAGTTATAGTAAACGGCCCCGCCTATTACGCAGGCAACGGCGGCCGGAGCAATAGCTGCAGCGGAATGACTATGTACATTACGGAGATTTTAGGAAGCAACTACAAATACCAGTACGGAGTGGCCAAGCGGAAAGGCGGCACCCGATACGGCTGGTGCGCAAAGAGCAGCTTAACAAAGGCGTAAAAGGAAGGAGGCGAGAAGGTAATGGCAGAATTGAGGATCGGGAAAGTTTCAAGTATTGATTACGATAACGGTATGATCCGGGTACTTTATACAGACCGGGACGGAGCCGTCACAAAGTCCCTGCCCATGTTGACCTTTAACGACGAATACAAGATGCCGCAGGTCGGCGACTACGTTCTGGTCGGACACTTGAGCAATGGCATGGAGGCCGGTTACGTTATGGGTACCTTTTGGAACAAGGCCAACGATCCAGGCAGGAGCGGGAAGGACGTATATAGAAAAGAGTTTGCACACAAGAAAGGCGAGGCTTATATAGACTACGACGGGGAGGAGAAAAAGCTGGAGTTTCACGGCGACAACGTATCCTTTAGCGGCTCCGACATTGACGCAGTAGGAGACACCGTCGGCATAGAGGCAGCGGGGGCCGCTACCTTTAAGGGCAATACCGTGACATTTTCCTGCAGCGCTGGAACGATCACCCTTGCGGAGATTATACGGAAATTAGGATAAGGGAGGCGGAGAAGGATGGCTATAGGGAATTTTGGATCGCTTATCACCTTTGAGACGAGCGACAGAAGAATATTAAATCCGCAGAATTTCAAGCGCGAAGTATCCGGGCGCTGGGCTACCCATTCCAGAATCGGAAAGAAACCGCTCCGCCAGTTCCTGGGGCCGGATATTGAAAAGGTTACATTTTCCATTAAGCTGGACGCAAGACACGGCGTGAAGCCGCGCAAGACCTTAGATGCGATAGAGAAATACGTCCGGAACGGGACACCGGCGAATCTTGTAATAGGCGGGAAAAAAGTAGGCAGCAGCAAGATGACCATAAACAGCATAAGCGAGACCTGGGACGAAGTATGGAACGGCGGAGAGTTGGTACGGGCATCCGCAGACCTAACCATCGAGGAATACCCGGCATAAGAAGGAGGAGCACATGAAGTCAATAGTAAAATTTGTAGGCTTCGACTACTTGAGCGCCGGAATTGTAGCCGAGATAAAGCGGAATGTTACAGCCCTGATTGAGACACCAGAAGGAACATGCCCCGGAGATCGTTCTTACGGCATACCCCAGGACTTTATAGGGCTTCCGATCAACGTAGCCAAGAACCAGGCAGCGTTGGCCGTAATTGATAAGCTGGAGCTATACGAGCCAAGGGCGGAGCTCCGGGAGGTCACAATAGAAGGAGATCCGGCAAACGGTACCATTATAAATTATTTCTTGATCGGGCCAAACGAGGAATACGAGGAGGATCAGGAGGAGGAATAGGAGGCGATTTTTATGGCTGATATGCTTGAGAGCATAGACAATTTACCGGATATAAGCTTTATAGACAATTTGACATTAACAGACGTACAGGCGCTTTTACTTAACGCCTTCTACGACAATTACAAACAGATCACCAAGAAGCGCATTACCCTGGCCAGGGCGGACCCGTACCGCGTTATGATGCTTTCAGCGGCACAAATCATTTACCAGGGCCTGCAGCAGGTAGACAAGGCGGGCAAGATGAATTTTCTTAAGTACGCCTATGGGGATTATCTTAAAAACCTTGCAGCCCTTAAGAAGGTCACAGCAAAAGAGCCGGAGAAGGCACAAGTACAGGTGCGCTGGAAGCTTGCAGGACCCAGGGAGGCGGCCACGCCTATCCCGGCCGGAAGCAGGATAACGGCAGACTACGCCGTCTATTTTGAAACGGCAGACTACGCGGAGATCCCCGCCGGAGATACAGAGATAACTTTAATGATGTATTGCACCGAGGCCGGGGAGCAGGGCAACGGATATATGGCCGGGGAGCTTTCCGTACTGGTTGACCCGGTCGCCTTCATTGAGAGCGTCGCCAACATTGAAACGACGGCCAAGGGTACCGGGGACGAATCCGATCAGAGCATAGCAGAGCGAACATACCTGGCGCCTTCCAGCTTTTCCACGGCCGGACCGGACGACGCCTATATATACCATGCCAAGAGCTACAGCCAGGAAATCGGCGACGTTTTACCGACTTCGCCGACTCCGGGCGTAGTGGATATACGCTTTATATTAAAAGACGGTTCCATCCCAAACGAAACCATGATCGCAGGAATGGCGGAGCACCTGCAGCAGAGAAGCAAGAGGCCGCTTACGGACCTGGTACAGGTTGCGGCTCCGGACGTTGTAAGCTACAGCGTAGATTTTACTTACTTCATAAACACCAGCGACATGAACAGCGCAACGCAGATCCAGGCCCAAGTGCAGCAGGCCGTCAGCGATTACCAGCTATGGCAGAGCACCGGAATCGGCCGGGACGTAAACCCCGACGAGCTGATGGCCTACCTTAAGAAAGCAGGAATCAAGAGAGCGGAGATCCGCCAGCCGGTTTTTAAGGTGTTGGCAGATACGGAGGTGGCCAAGGTTACAAGTACAAATATAGTATACGGAGGGCTTGAGGTTGATTAAATTCATTGATGGACAGATAACAGACATCCTCGCCCACAACTTGACAAAGGATCCGGCCGCCCAGGCGTTCAGCTTCGCAGTCCGGGAAGGTACCCGGCTTTTACATAAATACACGCAGCTATGCTATATCTATTGCAGCATAGAGACGGCCCCGGACTTCGTAGTTGACCTTTTGGCGAAGGAGCTTAGAACGCAGTATTACAGCGACGCCCTGGAGCTTGACGTAAAGCGCGGGCTTGTACGTAATACCTTAATTTGGTATATGACCGCAGGGACACCGGCGGCCGTTGAGGAATTAGTCGCTATAGTTTTCGGCGAGGGCGAGGTCGCGGAGTGGTTCGAGTACGGCGGGGAGCCGTACTGGTTCAAGATTAAGACCAACGCGCTCATGACGGAGGATATGCTTTCCTTCTTTTCGGACATGATCCGGAGAGTAAAGAACACCCGAAGCCATATACAGGCGATAGAAATCCACCGGACCATTGAGCAGACGATCTATGCGGGGGCTTGCATTGATCCGCATTACAGACCGGTCCCCATTATTGACGGTTACGAGGTGGCCCGCCGGATAGACCATACCATCCACGCAGCGTCGGCAGCTTTCCCGGAATACAGGCCTGCTGCCATCATTGACGGCTACGAGGAAACCAGGAAATCCGGAAACATAGTCTACGCAGGCACCGCAGAGGCCTGCCAGACGCACCAGGCGGCCGTCAGAGAGGCGTTAAGCTTCGAGGCCGAGGAAATACACACCGAGCCCCTTAAGACCGGCACAGCGGCCACAGGGACGACGAAACCGGCCGCCATTATTGACGGCTACACCCAGGAGGGCGAGAGCATAGCAGCAGTGGCCAGACAGGCCGGGACGGCTGCAGCGGCGGCCACAAAACCGGCTGCCATCATTGACGGCTACACCAGGGAAGGCGGAGCCGTAAAAGGGGCTATTTTCGCCATATCGGTGTTAAATAGTAGATACACGAAATCCATTATAGAAGAAGGAGGAAAAGACGATGCCACAACCATTTAACAACGCGGTCATGACCAACGCAGGGGCGCGGCTTCTTACCAGGGCGCAGGCCGGAGAGATTAAGATCGAGCTTACCCGGATAGTAACCGGAAACGGAAACTACACCGCCGCAGAAAAGACGCTGGCAGCCTTACAGGAGAGGACGGCGCTTAAATCGCAGAAAAACAGCTATCCCTTATCGGATATTGATATTTTCAGCGATTACAGCGTAAAGGTTACAGCCCTCATCACTAACCAGGATCCGGTCACCAGGAAAACACTTGTTACGCAGGGCTATTACATTAACGAGATGGGCCTGTACGGAAAGCCTGCAGGAGCGGAGGACAGCGCCGAGGTACTTTACAGCATTACGGTCACAGCAGGAGAAAACGGCGACTTTATGCCGCCTTACAATGGGTACAACCCGGCGCAGATCATACAAGACTACTTCGCCACGGTTGACAATTCCGCCCAGGTGACCATCAACAGCACAGGCGCGGCCCTTTTGGCAGAGGACGCCAACAAACTCCGGGACGATACCACAAAACAGAAGTACCGGCTCGGAATTGACAACGGACTAATTTATATACAGGAGGTAGACGAGTAATGGCAGCAGGAGAAAAGATTTATATTGCAGACAAGGAAACGCTGGATAAGGTTTACAACCTTCTTAATACGGAGCCGGTTTTCGGCTTTATCGAGCACAACGCGATCTTAAGCCCTTCCGGCGGCCGGATTGAGTACATCGGCGCAAACAAAAACTACGAGCCGATCAACGTAACCATGGGCGGAGGCTACAGCCTTAAGAGTTGGGCAGACTTCCCGCTGCTTAAGGCAAATAAGCCTTATATGGTACACGCGGACGGAACGCCGGACTACAGGCTGAAGGAGGACGACTACACCAAGAAGGAGGACGGGACGGCCTCAGACATTGCAAACACCAGCTACAACGGCGGCGCCTTTTCCTGGCTTATGAAGATTTATAAGAAGGAGTATATGGCAGGCGACGACCGCTACGTGCTTTTCCGGTTTGAGGAGGCGGACGGCTTCGAGCCGGTAGGCTTCCGGGACACGGATAATAAGGTGCTTGAGGGCGTATGGCTTCCCATGTTCTATGGTTCCATTGTTTCAGACAAGATGCGCAGCACTTCCGGCCTGCAGCCGGACCACAGCAAAACAACGGACGTGCAGAAAAAGGCTATTGATGTCTTCAGCGGCCGGGCGAAATTCTTAGGCGGGCCGATTGTAGAAACAATTATTGACCTGCTTATTATGTTCGCCAAGACAACAGACCTGCAGGCGGCCTACGGTTGCGGGAATATGAGCGGCTACGACGCCAGCCTGTCCCCGACTTATGGAGTAAAGCAGAATAACGTAGTAGGCGGCGGCCAGTTCTACGGGACCAGCGACGGAAAGAGCCTTAACAAGATCTTCCACAGCATAGTCCTGGGCAGCTACCAGCAGTGGATGCGGGACCCGTATGAGATTGTAGTAAACGGGCGGGTGCGGGTAAGCAAAAACTACGTTTACGACGTAACCGGCGCCAGCTACGCAGACACCGGAATCACAGTGCCGGACAATAAGACCTGGGACAGCGGCCACAACGCACTGGACTACCCGGCATATTACAAGACAGTTCCGGGCTACGGAGGAGTACCGGCTTTAAGTATGGACGGAGGGAGCACCGCGACCGGAGGCTGCGACGGGTTATGGAGGAAAGACCCGAAGCAGACGTTTACGGCCGTTGCCCTACGGTTCGGGACTTGCGGCAACGGCCAGGCTGGTGGCCCGCGCGCGCGTGCTTGGGCCCACACGGCTGCGGCTGCCAGCTGGGACTTCGGCGCCGCCATCCTTCTATTACCACCTGTCGGCGTAGCCGCATAGGGGGGGGGGGGGGCCGGGG